CGGAAAAAGCAATAGCTATAAATGACGGCACTACAAATAATCGTATAAACATAAGAATAGTAAACAACACTATTAAAGGTTTAGTTATTCTTGGCGGTTCATTAGTTTGTAACATAAGCTACACCGCACCATCAGTTATAACCTCAAATAAGATAGCCTTTAAGTACAAAAGAAATGACTTTGCCTTGTGGGTTAATGGAGTTGAGGTAGGAACTGACACAAGTGGCTCAACTTTTACAGCGGACACTTTGAATGAGTTAAGTTTTGACTATGGAGGCACAAGTGCTTTTTTCTATGGTAATGTAGAACAAGTGCTTTATTTCCCTTCTGCCCTATCCGATGCAGAATTAACAGCCCTAACCTCATAACCAATGGATATAACAAGAAAATACGAGTTCGTAGATGAGGCAGAAGCTAACGCTGCTATTGACCTCCTAAGAGATAAGGAAGGCAACCTCACGCAATCGGTGGTAAAGTTAGGATACCTAACGATTACACCAGCGCAATATGATGAGGAAGGCAACACCATAAAAGAAGCCGTAGTATCTACAAAATACGCAGTAGATGTAAGTTGGTCTACCAAGCCTTTACAATCTTGGGAGCCGTTTATCGTTTGGCCTACTCCTATGGGAATACATAACTACGGAAGCAGTAGCCAAAGAGATGAGTACGCTAAGACTTACTGCGAACTAAAGCCTGACAGCGAATACTGTAATCCACCCGAAATAACTGAAAAATAATTAATGAAGCGTCTTAAAACAGGAGTTATAAATACCTTGTCTTTTGTAAAGTTATCATCATTTACTATTAACAGCTTTGATGTAACTTTGGAAAAAGTTGTAGGTACTGGTAGTTTAACTATCACTAACTTAACAGATACTAATAGTTTGGATTCCTGTAAAGATTTCATCAGACTAAACATTGATTTAATAAACAATGATTTAGAAGGTGGTGAGTATCACCTTACGATTACCAATGATGGTAACGACTATGTTTATCTTGGTACAGTAGAAAGCTATACAACCACACAAACAGGAGCAGGTGTTTATTCATCTACTGTTAGGTTTACAGACCTATAAATTGTAAATTAATACAATGGGACTAATAAAAAACATTACAGAATTTTTTGCATCTAACACTTATGTTAATGCTACGCAACACAATGTAGCATCTAATGCTTTAGAAAATTCTATTCGTGACCTAAACAACCAATATAAGCTTGGTCAAACAACTATTGGTGATTACATTAAATTTGGCATCAACGATGATTTCCCTATCATCCTTGAGAAGATGCTAAGACAATCCCCTGTACACAGCGGTATATTAACCAAGAAGGCTAAATGGTAGTCGGTAACGACATATCTTTTAGCGATGAGTTCTTGTCTACCAAAAAGTCTAAAGCTGAGTTAAAAGCATTCCTAACACACTGTGGTGGAAACAACAAAGGAATGTACGAGGTTCTTACTCACGCTGCTTTCCAGTATGAACACAAGGGAGCTATGGCTTTGTATGTTCGTTGGAACAAGGAGAGAACTAAGATTATAGAATTAAAATCACTTGACCCAAAAGGTGTTCGTGCTGCTAAACCAAACGATAAAGGTGAGGTAACACACTACATTACGAGAAGAACATTCGGTTACAACGCAGGAGCTGTACAGCACAATGACCCTAAAAAGATTAAAGCATTTAACAAGTTTGACAAGAACGCTACTGAGGCGTTGCTATATGTATGTAATCCATACTCAGGCAACCCTTATTATGGAGTTCCAAACTACATCTCTGCTTTTCATTATATTGAATCTGATTTTGCATTTGGTAAGCACATTAAAAACTCTTCTGAAAATGGATTTACACCAAAGGTATTAGCTACCTTTATTGGTCGTAACATGAGTAACGAACAGAAGCGTGAAGAGTACCTTAAATTCAAAGAGTCTTTTACTGGCCCTGATGGTGACAACTTTATGGTGTCTTGGGTAAAGAAAGAAGAAGACGCTCCTAAGTTTACTACCTTAGATGTAGCTAACTTAGACAAGACTATTGATGTACTTTCAAAACTAAACGATGCAAAGATTCTTACTGCCCATAATGTTACTTCTCCTACCCTTTTTGGTGTTATGGTTTCGGGAAAACTTGGAGGTACAGGTAACGAGTTGGTTACAGCGTACCAAATTTTTAGAGCCACTGAAACGCTTCCGAACAGGGAAGTTCTATTAGATTCTATAAACAGAGTTCTAAGCACTGTTGGTTACGATAAGATGAACTTAGGTATTGTAGAGGAAGATATTAACTTGGAAAGCATTAAGGGTGCTAACACAGACGATATAACAAATGGTTGATGTAATTTTTATAGACGATAACTACCTTTACCAAAACTTTCCCTTACCTAAGAGAATGGATAGAGGCTCATTACTTGCCTTGATACAACTTGAACAATACACTTCTATACAGGATTTGCTTGGTACTTGTTTGTATGAAGACATAGAGGCTAAGGTTTTAGCGGAGTCATTAAACACGGCAGAACAAGGGTTGTTTAAATTAGTAAAGTATTCTTTAGCAATGTTTTCTGCTAAGGCTGCTATATCAATCCTGCGCACAGAAACAGCAAGAACAATAAACGAAGAGGGTAAGCAAGACCAGTATGTGTTAGACACTATATCGTCTACAATAGAGTCAAAGCTTTCTTACATAAACAAAAGAATAACAAACTACATTCTTGACAACGAAACAATAAAAACTATTGCCACGGCAGAAGGCTGTACTGATGATGTCTTTGAAGAAGACGATTCTTACCAAGGTTCTATATACTATCCACAGGACGGTAAAAACGACAACGGATGTGAAGATGGCGGTATAACAATCACTCTGAACTAATGGATTCTACAGACATAAAAGTATTAACCTTCAACGCAGCAACAATGGCCTTGTCTTTCTCTGAATTGGAGGAGATATTAAAAATATTACTTTTAGTAGCATCCATAGGGTATACTGTACAGAAGTGGTACTTTATGAATAAAAAAAGAAAGGAGAGCTAACGCCCTCCCTTTTGTTTACAATTCGTACCTAAGCAGGTACATTCTATTGGTGCAATATCGCACCACTTTATTTCACCTTCGTTCTCTTGTCCACGCTTCTTACTGCGAAGTAACCGCCTATCACCGTTACGCTTACCATTTCCCATAACCCTATCCATCTCTCGTTAATACTGCTTATACCAAATCCTTCAAAGAAAGTCATTAGTACAAGAAATATCATAACAGTTGCAAGAGTTAATGGCCTTACATTCTTGGATAGCCAAGAGTCTGTTAATCCATCTGACTCCCAACGCTTAGTTATCTCAGCTTCTATGCTTTGACGAATAGCTTCTTTTTCTTCGGGTGTAGATACAAATCTATCTACCACATTGGCAACTGCTTCCACAGTTTCCTTTGCACCCCCTGTTAGTATCTTCTTTACTATACCCATAATCTTTAGCTACCACACGCTTCACACTCTGGATTATCAATGGAGCATTGAGCATTATTGTTTTTCTCATCATTAGTCATTTCATCTACAAAGTCAGCGAAGCTATCGCTAACATCAAAATCATTTTTCATAAAGTTTATTTGTTTATTAAAAAGTTGTACTCTTTCTGTACATCAAAGCTTGGACAAGCCTTGTTCGCAAATTCATTGTGTCCGTGTAGCGTGGCTATAGGGTACATCTCCAATAGTGCAGACAGCAGGTTGGTCAGTGCGGTATCTTGTTCGGGAGTTCTTGTGTCTTTAGGATTCATATCCTTATCACATCCTCCTACATAAACAACACCTATACTGCCTACATTATGATTTATGGTATGTGCGCCTACCATCTGTACGCTACGGCCTTCTTCTATTGTACCATCAAGCTTAACAACATAGTGATAACCGTTGTTCCTCCACCCTCTTTTCTTGTGCCATCGAGTGATGTCTGCTGCATCCACATCTCTACCTTCGGGAGTAGCTGTGCAGTGCAGTATAATCTTAGTAATTTGTCTAACAGATTTGATTAGCTTCATAGGTATTTTAATCTACATTATTCTGAAACTAACTTGCGATACGACAGCTCTGCAATAAAAGCCGTATAAATGGCGTATAAAGGGTTTTCTCCAATGAAAGCATACAAGAGTAAGCTTGACCAAAAAGAGAAGCACAGAACGCAGTTAAATGGCTTAAAAGGCAATAGTCTTTCCATCACCCAACCATAGGGTTCAAATACAAATAAGAATGCAAACATCAATCCGATGCTGCTTACTAATATCCAGTCGTTATAAATTTCTATCATAATTGTTCACTTAAATAAGAATCTTTAGTATATCGGGTAAGTCGTGTAAACCTTTCTCCACTTTCTATACAAACAACATATCCTTTTATATTATGTCCGTACACATCACTGTGGTTAAGGCTAACTATTTTGTTAGTCATAGTACTATATATAATACTAATTATTAAATTTGCTGCACTCTTACCTTCTTTATAGTAGTGCAAGAACTTCTCACAAGTACGCATCACAGCAGAATCAATAAGAGCTTGATTAAGCTCCTTGTTTCCTTCGGTTACAAAAGCAGAACCTGCAATCTCAATACACCTTTGCAGGATAAACCTACCGATTTCTTCTGTTAGGTATCCCTGCTTTGCAGATTTTATTGCTTCTTGTTCTATGAGAACCTTATCGTATCTCGTATTCTTGTTCAACCTTATTGAGTATCGTTATTATTATTGCAAGATAATCAGAAAGCTCATTAGGCTCTACGCCAAGTTCGTGTCCCAATCGTACCAATGTGACTGGCTCAAGGTTGTGTACCAACCTGTTGATGACTTGGTATATGTCGAGAATGAAATTAGCTTCATCACTTGTAAGGTCTTCGTAGTATTCTTCAAATAACATAATTAGTAAGAGGAGCGTAGGCTGTTAGCTTTGTTTTCGTCAAGCTCTGCAATTTTATCTATAAACTCCTGTTCTTTTTCGTAGGCTGCTTTTACTTCTTCGGGTGAAGAATCAGTGCCTAAGTTAGTAAACAAACAAGCCATCTCGTAAAGATAGATGTCTATTGTGTTTCTAATTAATTTACAGTTCTGATAATTTTTCTCCATAGCATTTTAGTTTTACTTTAAACGAATCTTTTGGAAGCTCTTTGTCCACACGGATGTCAAGCCTCTTGTAATACTTATTGCCATCATCTTTAACAATACCCATACCAACGAGAGTATCCGAGAGAAATTTCGAAACAAGAATAATATTGTCCACATCGTGGCGGCTATTATAGCTAATATGAAGCTCATAGGTATTGCAAGTAAACGCATCATACTTCTCAAGCTCCGCTTTACAGAATTTACTATATTCATCTTTTTGTTTTTTACGGATTGCCCAGTGCTTACCTGCGTAGTATTGGTTTAAGCTTGGTGGCTTGGGCAAATCAATTTCTATTTCGTTATACAT